GTTCCATGTGGTTGATCATAGAAATCCACTTCTTGGTCAAACTGGTACTATGAGGGTGGAAAGTATTTCTTCAAATGCGAGTATAGAGTTTACTACCTCTGGTGGAAGTTCCAATATTTATGCGGATACAACCGGTAATGTATACATTCAGCCATCTTCTCCCGATGAACCTGTAACATTTATACAAAGTGATCTTTCAATTACAGGTGCCCTCGCGGTAGGTGGAAACATTGATTTCGGGCAAATTGCTGTAGGATTAAGTGGTAGAGTGGCTGCTACAGATCTTGAAATTGGTGGGGGTTCAATTATAGGGTCTAATGAAGTTTCTCGTAAAACGTATTCTAAAACATTTTCTATCAGCGCAGGTAATGCTAAAAATATACAAATCATGTTTGGTACGGGTGCATTCTACGCAAAAGTTACAGCAATATTGAGGAGAACGGATGGGTCAACAGTTGGTGATCTAAATACGATGGTCCTCGAAGTACAAGGTGGTACAGGTAATGAATCTCAACCATCTCTGGACGTGGCGTTGGGTTCATTAACAATATTTGGTGGTACCAATAGTTATCCATGGACTTCTATAATTGATACTGGACAGTTGGGTATAAGTATGACACCTTATAACATTGATACCGTTAGAATATATACGTATGATATCTTCATAGAACTAACGACCGCATGTGGCGGAAAAGTTACAAAAATAACCAGAGATCTTACACAACCATCAAGACTTGATAATGGTCTCGGTGGTCAAACTGATATGACAACTTTTGACTACTAATCAATTTTACCATTTAGGGAAAACCCAAAGGTAGAATCAATTTAAAATAATTTTATGCCCTGATGGAATCAGAGACGGCTAGGAATAGAACGCCGACAATGAAAGCCATGACGACATAATTACACTCACTTTCTTCGAGGCCAGCTTCAGGCTTGACCTCAGCCTTTTTTGTGACGACAGGTTGCTCCTGTCGCACGTGAGGTTCCAGATCCTCCAATGGACAGCAACCTATCATTTATACTTTACTTAGAGATTAATTTCTGTTTTCTTCTTTCGGCGGGTTCTCTTTGGCTTGGCTGCACCGACAGATACCTCCTTGACTTCACCACCAGTGGACTCTCCTGAAATAGAGACAATATCAGAGACATCGTCGTCATCCTGATCAAGTACGGAGACTGAGTTGTTGCTTGGCATGGAGGTGTTCATTGGTGGGGGCATCATCACACCCCCCATGAGGCTGGAGATGTCAATTCCAGGACCCTGCATCTCATATTGGCCAGTACCACCGACAGGTGCTGCATCGGCAGATCCTGAGGGTGCACGAGTTGTGTTTTGAACCGCGGACATCATATTCTTCACGAGATCTGGGTTCTGCTTGAGAACATCGTTCATATTGGGGAGGGCACTCTTGAACATGGAGTTTGTGAGGTGGAACATCATCGCCGAACCACCTAACATCATGATGAGCTTGACCTCTGGAGCAACGTTCACCTTGGATCTATACTTTACGTAAAGCTCTTCGAAGACACCATCATAGTCGTCAACCCCCTCCATCACAGACTCAGACCAACCCTCTAGTTGAATTTCAAATGGGTTGTAGCGTTTATTAAGGAACTCCAATCCAGTGACACAGGCCACAAGCATACGACGAGAGAAACGAACCGACTGTTCAACATCAATACTGTATGTGATTCTCTTGACTTCTGTACGAAGTTCTTCAACATTGGAGTAGGCGTTCAACCTCTTATTGACAGCAAACCCCTTCTTTTCAAGCCGACCCAACTTATTAATGAGGTCCGCTTTCTCTTCATCCACCGAGCTGTATCCCTTGGATGGTGCCTCCTCACTATGGGGTCCTGGACCATCATCAGCATCATCAAAAAACATTGGTTCATCTTCACCGTAATCAATCTCCTCGTCCATCTGTGGTTGGGTAGGAGCCGTCTGTTTGTTTGGGTTGACAAAAGCATCCATAGACTCTTGGTGCTGATGCTGTTGCATGGGTGGTTTGTTGGCTACAGGACGACGTACAGGCTGAGGACGAGGACTGGAAATTTCAATTTCATCCATGAGGGCTTGTTCGTCTGCATCCAACTTCATAACATTTGTAGTTCCACGATCAATGACAATTTCTTCGTCCATCTACTCTCTATATGGAAACTATTAATTAACCTTTAACGCATTTTCAAAAAAATATATTTATACATTATAAATGTACAACCTTAACCGTGCCAACCGTAATGCTCTGATCAGTATTTTCACCCTGGTCGCTGTGATCTTTGGTCTCGGAATTTTCAAAAAAAACAGCAGCAAGTATCAGCCTAGACCAATTGTCATCAAAACTGTCAACGATAAATCAATCTTTGATCTTGAAGATCGCATCGAGTGTGTCCCTGGTCACACCAGTGAGGGTAGCCCTTACACCAAGAGTCTGACCCCAGGTGGCCTCTGTGGTGCCCAAAAACTCGTCTCTGAGCAAGCTGGCTATGAGATTGAGGATGGAATTGGTGGATCTTTAATCTAAGCTATTATAAATGGCTTTGGTTACTTCCCCCCAAACTATTCCAGATCTTGATCATGAATATCACATCATAACCACTGATTCAATTGGTCAAGACAGTGCCAACACTTTTACTTGCCACCTCCAGCAGCCCCTTAAGAATGTGGTTCAGGCTAAACTCCTCGCGGCTCACATTCACTCCAATGTTGTAACAGAACACTGCTATGTTTCCATTGAGGAGTTGGATTCCATCTTTAACGACAGGGCTTCCAATGTTCTCACGGGTCAATCCCATATGAGTATGATTAGGGGTTCTTTCGCGAGTATCGTCACGGATGGTACAACTCACGATGGCGGTAACTCCTTGATCTCATTTAAGGATAACTACCCCATCGCGACTCAATATATAAACCCCATCAGAAGAATTGATCGTCTCAGTATTACGATTAGAGATCAGAACGGTGCCACCATCAAAAACTCTACGGATAATGGTGCTAATTTTTTAGTTTTTAGATTTGTGTGTAGAAAACCAAACTTGTAATTTTCTCCCTTTAAAGTAGTAATAACATGTCTTCGGGTATCGTCCAACTTGTATCTATCGGTGCTCAGGATGAGTACATTATGGGTAACCCAGAGATATCGTTTTTTAATTCCACGTTTAAAAGACATTCTAATTTTTCACAATCCGTCGAGAAGCAGACGATACGCGGAGATGTGAAAAATAATTCAATGTCAAGTGTCCAGATTGAAAAGTCTGGTGATATGCTTGGCTACATCTATATGACTATTGATGATAAAGTTCAAGCTTTAGATACTTCTCGTTGGGATCTTCTCATTGATAAGATTGAACTCCTGATAGGTGGTTCTGTCATTGATACACAAGATTCCATTTTTACCGAAAAGATTGCCATAGATACATTTGCTCAAAATGTTTCTAGAAGTGCACTCGGTACACACCCTGGTGTGAGTGCACGTTCTTACTTTTACCCCCTTCGCTTCTTCTTTTGTGAGGGTCCACAATGTGCACTTCCCCTCGTGGGTCTCAACTACCACAATGTTGAGCTTAGAATTCACTGGGGTGAACAGGCAGCCAACTATAATTTTGAAATGTATGCAAACTACTACTATTTAGATAACGAAGAGAGGGGTAACATGGCTACCCGAACCCACGATCTTCTGATCACACAGGTACAGAAAAATATCCCAAGTGGTGAGACCGTGCAGGATCTTATATTCAATCACCCAGTTAAATATCTCGTGTCGTCTGATACCCGTATTGACGGTGCCCTCACTTCACCAACAAATAAAATAAAATTAAGCATAAACGGAGTTGAATTAACCAATTATAAATGGGGTAAACCCCACTTCATTGATGTTATGAGCTACTATCATACAAACAATGTGACATCCCCAGATTTCTTCCTCTACTGCTTCTGTCTCATGACAAGTTCACTTCAACCAACTGGTACCCTAAACTTCAGTAGAATTGAATCAGCCAAAATCATGAGTGAAACTTTACCTATAGATGACCCAATTTATGCAGTGAACTACAATATCCTTCGTATACAAAATGGGATGGCTGGCCTCCTCTATGCAAATTAATTTACCACCCTATATTAAATGGTCAAGAACTTGCCGACAGTAGAGAGATCTACAAAGATTCGTTTTGGTAAGAATGTCCCAGATTCCACGGATCAGGAGGAAAATACCATTGTCTTCAACGCAAGTAATGTTTTAGTTCCAACACCTAATAGTGGCGCTGTATATTTGTCACCTATCAGGAACAAGACTGATTATCAAGCTCCCGAGATTGTACTTCTAATGTATGACCGAAATACAAAGGAAATTACAGAATCGGGGGAATCCGCAAATGCCCTAATAGGTGGTTCTACACTTGATACAGTTGTAACACGCTCCAATGCAACATCCAACACTGTTCAGTTTGTGGGTGCTCTCAATAACGTTGGTTTCGTCACAGATTCAAATGTTGGTATATCAAACTTAAATCCCCAACATACATTGAGTGTCGGTTCAAACCTCTACATAGATGAATTTGGTTCAAATGTCCTCGTTGTTTCTGGTAATGTCGCTATTTTAAATAATCTTGTAATTGACGGAAATCTTCGTGTAAATGGTGGTACAACTGTGGTTGATACAATAAATCTTTCAATTGGAGATGCGATCATAGAAATAGGGA